GCACAGTATCGTCGCAGCTTACGAGTCGCTGAAAGTTTTCTGGAAAGAGATCAACGACTACGAGCTGTGTTCATTCAACTCTACGCTAATAGCCGAGATCCTCGACGAAGCCTACCTCTACATCAACGAGAAGGCGGTTCAAGAGTCTAGAGTTGATATCAAAAACTCGCCGCTCTTCTCCGAATTCGAGAAGAACTTCCCCCACGTTACACTCGATTCGCTGGAGAGGTACTACTCCAAGAGCAGAGGCAACTTCGTGGCGGCAGGGGTGGGGGCTCTGAGAAGAGCTTTCACGACTATCCGTCCTGTGGAACTAGAACACAAGTTCACCGAGACGGAATGGCCTAAAAAGTGGCACCAGTACATCACATCCTACGAGACAAAATGGAAGACCCAACTCTTAACAATTCAGCAAAAAACCTCTCAGGAGCAGGAGATATGGAAGGCGGAGTAAACATCCTTACAAACACTCAGCCTGTCATCGTGGACGGTGCTGAGGAAGCTATAGAGAGGTACAATCGTGGCGAGATTACATCGGAGGAGCTTTACGAAATAATCCTTAACGCCGACGTTGTTTACGTAGATCGGTCCGAAGCTTCTGAGTTTAAAGAATCAGAAGACATTAACGCCCAAGAGTGAAATATGGCTGAGGCTCGTCCAGCTGCTTCTGTGAAGATAGGCTACTATGATAGGTATTTTAGCCTAGGAGTGTCTCAGGGCGGCCTGGCAGGATACAAAGCTGATCCCTACGCCTTCACAGCCACCCCGTACCTTAACTCGGGCACTATCCTCCCGCGCAGAGACGACATCCTAATCGAGGAGGGTGGAGGCGGCCCGCGAGCGATTGAGAAATACATGCGGCTGTTCAACGACAGCCATATCATAGCCGCGTGGGAGAAGATCACTGGGGAGATCGTACAGCGTAAGTGGGAAGTGGATCCCGCTAGTCCCTCAGACAAAGACGAGGAAGTCGCGGAATTTGTCCGCCAGGTGCTAAAGCGCATGGGCACAAACACCCGCCAGGCCTACGGCAAGGAGATGCTTGTCACTTCCAACTCAGCGTTTGATACGTTCATCCGCGGCATGTGCGAGTCGATAATACTCGGCATAGCTGTCGGCGAGATCTGCTGGATGCGCCAGGGCAACTACATCGTGCCTTCGGAAGTAAAGATTCGCGACCCACGTAGATTCCAATTTGTCCTCAACGAGGACGGAACTATCTCCCCGCGTCTGATGACCGTAGACTCGCCTGTGGAGGGTATTCCGCTTCCTCTCCGCTCCATGGTCATCCATAGGCACTGGGCTTACAGCAACTTCATGGATCCCTACGGCACGGGCCTAGGACGCCAGCTTTACAGCCTTGTCGAGTTCAGACGTACACTGATGTCGTTCTGGCTTCAGTACGCTGACAAACACACAACACCTACAGCGGTAGGTAAGTTCTCGCTTGGCACACCAGACGAGGAGGTTCAGTCGTTATTCACAGCTCTCCAGCGACTTGGTCAGGAGACTGCTATCGTCATCCCGGACGAGATGGATATCAGCTGGCTAGAGAGTCAGGGCAGGGCAGAAGTATACGAGAAACTTATCGAGTACGTTGATCAGCAGATAAGCTTTGTACTCAACGGAGAGAATACAGTCGGTCAGGAGACGGGTAATGTTGGGTCTTATGCCAGGGATCAAGTATCCGACTCGGTTCGTATGCGTAAAGCTAAAGCGTTCTCTGAGGAACTCGACGAGACGATTAACGCTACTCTCATACGATGGATTGTTGAACTTAACTACCCGGGCGCCGCGGTTCCTAGACTTCGTAGAAACTTTGATGATCTAGAGCAGCGCGAGGATCCCGTAAAGATCGTCCAGATGCTCACCCAGTTGCAGGCTATTGGCTACGAAGCCAAAGACCTCGACTGGATGCGCGATAAACTCGAGATCCCCTCACTCTCCAAGATGGACATGAACGCGATGGGAGGCGGAGCCGGTATGCCGGGAGCCGCTCCGATGTCGGAACCCAAGTCCGCTGAGCAGATGGAGGATGCGGAAAACGGCTCGATGGGCGCCTTTGGTGCGGATCAGAAGGATCTACTGGAGCTGTTCGATTTCGCGGAGTTAGGTGACTACGACGAGAACGGAGACGAGTCGGGTAAAACACGCAAGGATAAGATCGCTAAAGTCATTGCCTCCAAGTTCGATGGGGTCCTCGACGATGTGGGATTCCAGAGAATCATCGCGGATAACTCAGACGCGGAGGCCTCGGCTGCTAGAGTGCATATCAACGAGTACACTTCGCCTGGAGAGATCGCTCATAACTGCCGGAGGCTTGTGGAGGAGGTGAAGAAGATACAGTACATGAAGCCCGAGCAGTCCATGGCACTTAGCTCTCTAGACGGTGAACTTCACTCGGTAGAGAATATGATTAGGGTTGAGGATGTCGAGAGCGGAGATGTTGTTAAACTGCTCGACTTGTACCAGAAGATCTACAGACTCAATCGTTCAGCCGTTCACAAAGAGTGCGTTGTTATCGACGGTAAAGGAAGGGGGTACTGGAAGTACTTTGCTCCGTACTTCATGTAATAGCCGAATTTAAAACGTTAAGTAGTCAGTAGTTTAAATTTGATTAGACATAGACTTATAGTGTAGGTCGATCCCACCATGCTATCATACAAACCCGTAACTCAATCGCAGTTCTGGATTCAAGCTTCTCCATTTCAGCACTATTTTACAAACTTTAGCGGAATTCGCGATACTTCAGGAACCTCCCAGTACGCCGATGGCGTCCGCGGAAGAATCTTTAACGTAAAGGGTCCTCGTACTATTTCCGAAGTAACCGTTTCCGTGCCGTTTGACCCCGAGAAGCACGCCGATATCGTAGATTTCTGGAAGTCCTACAGCTGTGAATTCATCACTCTGACAATTACACCCGTAAGCTGCGGTGAAGATCCTCAGCCTCTTGGCCAGCGTACCATCACTATTCCCGACGCTCAGATCACCAGCCTTAACTTCGGCGCTGCCGATCGCACCTCATCGAACGTATCCACGCTCGAACTCACGTTCGTGATGGACACCTTCACATACAACTGATCGTAACCCGAGGAGGTTGAGGTATGAGTCTCTCCAACCTCTACTTTAGAGGGTGTTTCGAGCAACCCTCTGATGATCAGAAGCAGGCCGTCGAGCAGATCCCCAGCGCGGGGGTCGAAGGCGACGTAGTTGATAAGAGCTGCTCCAGGGACGACATTAATACTTGCGGGATCAGCATCGAGCGGCTCTTTGAGCTATATCCTATCTATAATTTTCAGAAAGGGCTATATAAATCCTGGGGGGATATAGAATTCCCCTGGGAGATTTCTGACTTAACCGCCAACTTACTTGTATCCGGCACGGATGATCGGTGGAGCGTAAGCACGTACCACTCGATCGTAGCGTATTTTCCTGGAGATAGAGTCCTATACATCGAGGATGATGGGTACAGGGTCAGCCTGTACGAAGCCAACGAGCACATCTTCGCGATAAGCCATGCCTTCGACTACTCTAAGTGGAGGAAGATATGCCATATCCAGACAACTGTTCCCGCCGGACTGCCCTCACTCGAGTTTTTAAGAAATAGATACCCCCAGTTCTCTCTAAGATTATTCGATGACGAGTGGGGTAATTATTCCGAGCCTTGGAACGAGTCCACTTACAGACCTAATCTTCAGGCTTGTGTTGCTGGTTCTGACTCGGTACTTAGGCCTCAGGAAACGTTCGTAGGGTCGGTTACAGCAATTCAGGAAACTTATAACAACCTGCCTGTTCGCGGATTCCTGTACGTACCGGAGATTCCCTCTCCCACCGCGGATGTGGTGGTTCTCTACCACGGCACGATTAGCACCAGCGGAATCGCCCCTACCGACGCTGCTAGAAGATTTTTGGATATCGTCCGCGATACAAGAGGACTGAATCTGGGCGATAAGATTATCTTCTCAGTAGCGTATCCTCAGGATGCCATTCCGGGCTGGACACAGGCCCAAGCCTCGGCTTTGTTCCCCGGTATAGGTAGTCTATCTACTTTCACTTTTGGAGATAATCTGAGATACGCTGAAGCGAGCTTGCTATGGGCTAAAAACTCGCTTAACAGCTATCTTACGGAGAATGATTTCACAAAACAGAGTTCAAACGTATATATGTTTGGGCACTCTCAGGGCGCCCTGCTCGTCCACCGCCTGAACCGACTCCACGAGGTGGCCGGAGTGATATCCAACGCTCCCGGGCCAATCGAT